CCCAACAATGAGGGATCCAAGAAGAACGCAAAAAAGAAAGCCCTAACTCAAGGGTTGGCTATAGGAGATATTCAAACTAAATGATGTGGTATTTTTCTTTAGCGATGAGGTAGGCTTGTCTTGCCTCATCTTCAGTATTGAATCTACCTAAATATATCTGTTTCCCATTATAATAAATTTGTGCTTGCCATTTACCATTCGGTTTATAAAAAGTATATCCTTTAGCGTTAGTATTTTGATTTTGTTGTGATCTATTTGATATTCTCAAATTACAAATACGATTGTCTGATTTATTTTGGTTAATATGGTCTAACTCAATAAATTCTACATTATTATAAACCATATACCAAGCGAAGTGGTGTCCCTTCAAACTACCAATTACCCCATCATTTAAGTTAATATATCCGTAAAAACATTTTCTTTTAATTTCTTTTCCTCTTATACCAAATATCTTACCGGTAATTGGATCATATGTATATCCTTTTGATTTTAATAATACACATTTTTCTAATCTCGTCATAGTATATCAAAGATAGTAAAAACACATTACATATTCAAATATTTAATTAAAAATATTAAAATGGCTACAACCGCTAATATCAATATCAATATAAATTCCAAGGACGCTCAACAAAATGTTAATAAATTATCTAGTTCAATCAATGGTGCTTCATCATCAGCCGCTAACTTAAAGTTAGAATTACGTCAAATCACAAGAGAATTACAATCACTACAACCAGGATCAGCAAGATTTCAGGAGTTATCTTTAAGAGCGGGTGAATTAAGGGATCAGATTGCTGATACAAACGCTGTTGTAGGTCAATTAGCAGGTAATATAGCGGAACGTCTTACTCGTGGTATAACGGGAGTTGTATCAATTGGGGTTGCTGGTTTCCAAACATTAGCAGCAGGTGTTGCTTTATTTGGGGGTGAGAGTGAGGAACTACAAAAAACAATGGTTCGTCTTCAAGCCTTAATGAATTTATCACAAGCATTAGAAACATTTGCTGGATTAGATCAAAAATTAGTTGAGATTAGAGCATCATTTCAATCTCTAACCGTAGCAACTGAGGTTCAAACAGTAGCCCAAGAGGGTGAAAATATCGCCACAGCACAAGGTACGGTAGCAACAACGGCTTTAGGTGTAGCAATGAAAGCATTACCAATCATCGCCATAGCAGCAGCAATTGGAACATTGGTATATGGATTATATAGTTACGCATCGGCAAGTGAGGAAACGGCTAAAGAGGAGGAGAAAAGAAAAAAACAAAGAGAAGCCACCCTTAAATTACAGAAAGAAACCATAGAATATGTTGGTAAAGAGAGTGTTAGTTTCACATCTCTAATCTATCAATTAAAATCTACTAATAAAAATAGTGAGAGAAGAAAGGAATTAATTAAGGATATTAACAAACAATATGGTACTACCCTTAAAAACCTATCAGATGAAAATGAGTTCCAAGAACAATTAAATCAATCTGTTGCTGATTATATTACCTTATCATACAACAAATTCAAGTTAGAGAAAAATGCTGCCTACATCCAACAACAAAATCAAAAACGATTTGACGGGGAACAAAAGATTAACAAGGCGAGAAGAGAAGCCCAAGATCTTGTAGATAAAGGTATTCGTAGAAGTATTGGAGATGCCTTAAGTTATAGACAAGATTTAAGAGAAGCGATTGCTGAAGGTACAAAAATGACTAATGAAGCCAATGCTGCTTTAGGATCACTTGGTTTAAGAAGAGAACAATTGATCGCCGTTGAGGATAAATTAACCCTTGGGGGAAAACGATACGTAGAACAAACCGATAAAAGTACCGACTCTACCAAAGATCTTACTGAAGAGACAGAAAAATATGCTGAACTATTAGCGAAAATTCAAAATGAATTATCAAGACAAGTTCAAGCGGAACAAGAACTTGAGAAAGCCAAAACAAATAGGATTAAAAATGTTGAGGAAAAGGAAATTAAATTACTTGAGCAACAATACGGTGAAGAAAGACAAAAGATAATTGATGGAGCAACCCAAAGAGAGATTGCTGCTTTTGAGGAGAAGTTCAAGAAAGAAGGTAAAACACGAGAAGAATATGATAAGGGGATCGCTGACATTAAAGCAAAGGCTGATGGTAATTTACTTGACAGTGAAAAGAAATTATTGGAACAAAAGAAAATATACCTTGATGAAGATATTAAAAACATTCAAGAAAAATATGATCGTCAAGAAGAAATAACAATTAACTCAACTAAATTAATCCAAGATCAAATCCAACTAATGGATCTTGAGTTCCAAAAAGAACAAGAAATTAGAGAGATCAATAATGCTGAAATGACTGAAGAGAAGAAACAGGAGGCTATTATTGAGGTTAGAAAAAAATATCTTGATAAAGAAATTGAGTTAATCAAACAATCGGCTGAAGATCAGAGAACAGCATTAAGGCTTGTAAAGGATCAACAATTAGATAATGATGAACTTACAGCGGAACAACGAACAGAGATTGAGGAGAAGTATAATCAGGAAGTATTGAAACTTAATCAGGATACTCAAACCAAAATTCAAGAAGCAATTGATGGGACAAAAACAACTCAAGAGACAGCACTTGAAAGTTTAACTAAAACTATTGATACTATTAGTCAGTATGTTGATAAGATAGCGGAGATATGGTCTCAAGCGGGGGATTTAATCGCTCAAAGAAATCAGGAAAGATTTGAAGCGCAATCACAACAAATTGATAATCTATACAATAAGGAGAAAGAAGCCTTAGACGGTCAATTAGAAAATGAGTTAATTAGTCGTGAGCAATATGATAATAAGATCAAAGAATTGGATCAACAACGTGCTGAAGAAGAGAAGCAATTGGCGATGAAAAAATTCAATGAGCAAAAGAAATTACAAATTGTAAACGCCACCATTCAAGGAACTCAAGCGGTATTAGCAGCGTATTCATCAGGAGCAGCAACCCCAATCATTGGTGTGGCGACAGGACCTATTTACGCAGCAATAGCAGCAGCATTCGCAGCGGCTCAAGTAGCAGCGATTGCTAACCAAACATTTACAGCAGCAGAAGGGGGTATTGTACCGGGTATGGGACCAGGAAATATTGATTCAGTTCCATCATTGTTAGCACCTGGTGAGTTTGTTATCAATTCTCAATCGGCTAAAATGTATCCTGAATTATTGAGTAATATAAATGAAAGAGGTGGGGGTAAGAAATTAGTCCCTGATTTACCACCTTCAAACGCTCAAGGAGTACCATCAACAGTATTCCAACAAGATAGGGCTCAACAACCTATTAAGGCTTATGTTGTGGAAACAGATATTAGCGACTCACAAAAACGAGTGAATAGAATAAAACGAAGTGTAGAATTTTAACGATTAGACAATATGATAAAATATGTATTTAAGGATATGGAAGAACCTACACTATATCTTGATTTTGAAGAGGATAATATGAACGAAGGTATGGATGCTATCTCTTTTGTAGATAAGCCAGCCACAGACGTTCAATGGAGAATATTTGAGACCATAGAGGATAGTTATAACGACTATCCATTCACAGCAAGTGATAATGCTTGTAGAGCGTTAAGATATAAAGATAAACACCCTGATATTGATTGTGGAACTCGTACAGGTTGGTCTAGAGCCAATCAGTTATGTGGTAGAAGAAACATATCAATTGAAACCATCGCTCGTATGGCTTCATTTAAGAGACATCAACAGAACAAAAATGTTCCGTACGACAAAGGATGTGGTGGGATTATGTGGGATGCTTGGGGTGGAGACGCTGGTGTTGATTGGGCTATCCGTAAAATGGAGAAGATCAACAACGAATTACGTATGTCAGGTTTTAAGAAACAAGAATTCAGTGATCTCAATGAGGAAAAACGAATGGTTACCTCACCTGTTATGTTAGCAGAGACCCCCATTCTACGTTATAATCCTGATCTCGGTAAATATTGGGTTAAATTCAAAGCCGATACTATTGAGAAAATGATGAGAAAATACTTCAAGGAAAACAAAATACACAAGGTTAATACAAATCACGATCCAAAATCTCGTAAAGATGGGGTTTATATGGTAGAAAGTTATATTGTGGGTGATAGAAATGAGTCAAAAGTTTTCCCTGATTTACCTGATGGTAGTTGGATGGCTACATTTTATGTTGAGAATGATGAGGTTTGGGATCAAATCAAAGAGGGGGAGTTTAATGGGTTTAGTTTGGAAGGATATTTTATTGAGAAATATGAGGATGATATGATCGCTCGTATTGAAGAAGAATTGGAAAGTATACTTACTTCAACGGCTACGGATGAGGATAAGGAATTAAAAATTAAAAAATTGTTGAATATTAAATGATGAAACATTTTCTAATGGTTTTCTTCGCCTTTGTATCACCCCTATTTCCATTGGCGATCTTGGTGTCTTTATTTTCCATTATAGACACTTTTGTTGGTCGTTGGTACGCCAGACAAACCAAACAAGAAATAACAAGTAAGAAGACCCGTATTGGTCTCACACATAAACTTATAACCTATTTTGTTGTATTGATAAGCGCTTACGGTATTGATTACGTAATCGTCAATGAAATAGCAAGAAATTACATTTGGTTTGACTGGGCTTTTACCAAGTTCTTTGCTTCTGTGTTAATATGGGTAGAATATACCTCAATTGATGAGAAGATTAAGTGGGTAAAAGGAAAAGGACTTACAGATAGAGTGGTGGAATTTGGGAAATCTCTTAAAAAAATCATTGGTTTCAGTAAAGAATTAAATCCAAAAAACTAAAAGTATTAAACAATAAACAAATAAATATAATTAAAACAAAATTATGAGCACAAAAACAAACATTTTAGCCAAAATCAAGGAGTTGTTCGCAGAGCAAAAAATGATGGAGGATTACACGGCAGCAACAAATGAGATTATTCGTTGTTTAGGTGATAGTTTGGCTGTAGGAGAAAGAGTAGCACAAGTAATTGGTGGCGTTGAAACTGATCTTCCTGATGGAAACTATCTATTAAATAATGGTAAAAGCATTACAACTGTTGGTAACGTCATCAAAGAGATCAACGAATACAGAGCCGAAGAAAATTTGGGTAAAACAAAAATGGGATCTGATACCGCAAGTTCAGCCATTGAAGACGCAACCATAGCCGAGGAGAATATGGAAGATTACAAAAACGAAATTATGACTAAACTTATGGACGGAACAGAAGTAAAAATCTTATCAAAAGGTGATGCTTTATCTGTTGGTGATGAGGTTTTAGTTAAAGACGCTGAAGGTAATTTTGGTAAAGCACCGGCTGGTGAGCACAAATTAGAGGGTGGATTAGTTATCTATGTTGATGAATTAGGTTTTATCAATGAATTAGAAACTGAAGACACTGAAGAATCTGACGAAATGAAAAGTATGTTTGAAGCAATTTCTCAATTAACAGTACTAGTAGGTGAGTTGAAAAAAACAGTTTCAAATGTGAGCAAAGAAAATTCTGACTTAACAGAGAAATTTAACAAGTTCTCAAAAGAACCATCTGTTGAATCAGTAACTAAAAAACAAGTGTCTCTATCTAAATCAGCAGATAAGTTAGACAGAGCAAAATTCTTCGGAGGAAGATAATTAAAAATAAAAATAAACTAAAAAAAACTATTTAATTATGTCATTAAATGTAGCAGGATTACAAGCATATGTGGATCAAGAGCGTATGGCTTTAATCAAAAAAATGATTTTAGGTGGTCGTTCAACGCAATTCTTAACAATCCAACCTGATATCAAATCAGCAGCATCAATCAACTTGTTGTCTTCTGATTTAGTAGCACAAGCAGGTGGGTGTGGATTCAACGATGAAGGTGAAACTATCTTAACTCAAAACACACTAAACGTTTGTCCTTTGAAGGTAAACGAAAGTATCTGTTTAGATACACTTGAGCAATACTATACTCAAGCAATGATGAACCCAGGTTCATATAACACAACTATCCCTTTTGAGCAAATCTATGCTGAAGAGAAAGTAGCACAAATCAGTTCATTAATTGATACTTTGATTTGGCAAGGTAATACATCTTTGACTGGTAACACAGGATTATGTAATGGATTTATCAAATTAGCGACTACAACTTATTCAGGTTCTGTTGTAACAGGTAACGTAAACAGTGTAACTTCAATTACTCCAAGTAATATTGTAGCAGTTGTTGATAACGCTATCCAAGTAATCCCTGTTAACATCGTAGCAATGGATGACTTGTACTTATACTGTGGTTATGACTTCGCAAGAACTTATTTCACAGCATTGAGAAACGCTAACCTTTACAACTACCCATCTGTAGAAACAGGAGCAAATGATTTTATGATCACTATCCCTTCTTCTAACGTTAAATTGGTAGCAGTTAAAGGATTGAACGCAACTAACAAGTTCTTCATCTCAACTAAATCTAACTTATTCTTCGGATGTGATTTATTGAATGACTACGAAAACTTTGAATTGTGGTATTCTCAAGATTTCCAAGAAGTACGTATGGCTTCTAAATGGAAATCAGGTGTGAACGCAGCATTTTGGGAATATGTTGTATACTTCAAATTGTAATCAACCCAACTAATCAAGGGGGTGTAATTCCCCCTTATAAAATAAACTTATAAAAATATAAAAATATGTCTTTTACTTGTAACTTAACAGATGGCTATGTTTTAGGATGTTCTTCTATTGGTGGTGTTGAGAAGGTATGGATCGGTGAATGGGTTGATAATGTTGCTATACAACAAGATTCTTGTGGTATTATCACAGGTATTACAACTACAGGTCTTACTGTATACTCATTTGAGCAGGATATAGAACACGCAGGATTAGTTCAAACAGGAAATTATTCTCGTGAGAACGGTACTGTATTCTATGAATCTATCTTATCTATCAAATTAATCACACTTGATTGTAACGTTCGTAATAGAATGGTGGAATTGGGTAGAGCACCTTTATTCGCCGTTGTTAAATCTAACGCTGGTGATTACTACTATTTAGGTCTTGAATCTTCTGGTAGAGCATCTGCTGGTGATGCTAACTTAGGAGTATTACTTGGGGATATGAATGGTCTTAACCAATCTATCTCTTGGAAATCTGCTAACGGAGCGTTCTTAATCAACGGAGCGTTGATAGGTACTACAATTACCGTAGCGTAATTAGTTCTTCTAGGTCTTCTGACCTTCTTTATAAACCCCCTTGTATGGATTTACTTGGGGGTTTTTTATTATATTATTACTAAATTATTGTATTTATTATTTTTGATTTTATTTACAAATGTAACGTATTTAACACCATATAATTCAGCAATTTCAGCCATTGATTCATAAAATATTCCATTTTTAATATCTAAAATAATTTTACAATTTAGAGGTTTTTCACCTTTTTTGAATTGTGTTTTTGATCCAACATTAGATCCTTTTTTGAAACTTGTATTATTTGATTTACGAACTCCTTTGGTTCCCGCAAAAATAGATGGTTTACCCTTCATTGGTGATGGTCTTCCTTTTAATGAATTACTAATTTTATTTTTTGTATTTTCAGATGGTATTATACCTGTTTTATCTAAAACTTTTCTTTGTTTTTCAGATGGTTTAGATTTATATCTTCCTTGCCCACCATCAGTCATATTAACGAGATTACCTAAACCTAAATCTTTTCTACCATAAAAAGAAATCATCAACATTTCAAGTTCACACGCTTTTTTCCAAGTTAAATTATCAACAAGAATTGTAATCTCATACCCATATTTTTTAACTGTATTATGCCAGTATTTATTACGACCATTAAGTTTATAAGGTCGTGATTTATTACCAATTCCAATATAAAAAATTACCCCATCAGTTTTTCTAATGTGTTGATATAGACAATATTTTTCTTTTTCCATTTCACAAAGATACTACTTTTATTTAATCCACCAAACAAAAACGATAAAAAAATATTTAACTAAAAAACTATGATAAGAATACCAAATTATCAGACATCATTGACACCATTTACCTTATGGGAGGACACAACACTTCCATTATCGGCTACGACATATATTTTGGAGTTAAATGGAAAACAACTTAACGATCAAACATTGTTATTTTTGACGGGTGAGACATCCCCAAATATCTATAGATGGAATTGGTTCCCTATTGATTTAACCCCATATAACTTAATTCAAGGTCAATATAGTTATAAGGTATGGCAGACAACGGGAAACACTCTTACAATTACTGGTTTAACCACCAATGATGTTGTTGAAACAGGAGCGGCTTGGATATATTCATCAGGAACAACACAACATCCTGTATATGTCCCAACAAATCAAACTAAATATGTATATGAATAAAAATTATGAATGAAGAAGTAAAACCAGAAAAAGGAATTCCACTTAAAATATATACGATGAATGAGGCGTACATCCCTCCCGTGTATAAATTTGAGAAGAAAGGGGATTATCATTTCTTAAGTTGGGGAGCATCCAACCAATATCCTGTGTATATTTTAGAGTTGTATAACAACTATGGTTCAAGTTTGAACCGAGCAATCATCAACAAGAAGTCAAAATTGAGTGCAGGATTTGGTCTTAAACCAATTTTAGATGAGAGATTGAGAAGATGGTGTGAGGAAAATAGAATACCTCATCTATTCAAGTATATCGCCAAGGACTTTGAATTATATAATGGGTTC